CGAGCCCCGGCACGAACGGACGTCCGGCGACCGCAGCCGAGTAGCCGTGATCCACAGGGTCGAGCGTCGACCAGCGAAACGGGTCCTGATTCTCGGCGGCGTTCGCGCCCAGCCGCCGCCCCCAGCCGCCGAACTCACACCACGCCCACCAGTCGCCGCCCTCGCGCGCCAGCTCGCTGGTGAAGGTCCCAGGCACTACGCCACGAACGCCTGCATCGGCAGCACGACGTCCCAGCGCCGCAGCGAGCCCGGGGGGAGCGACGTCGGCCACGAGTTCAGGAACTGCGGGTCGTCCGGGTCCGGCACATACGTCCCGTAGGTCCCGCGGTTGCCGTTGGCCGTCGGGAAGTCGCGGCAGAACTCGAAGCGCCCGCCGGTCGTCAGGTGGGCGAAGAAGCGCTCGAACGCCTCGCCCGTGCGCGTCTCCTCGGCCGTGAACACCTTGCGCGGCGGCAGCACGTCGAGGACCACGGCACGCTTCGTCCGGGCGCCCCAGCGCTGCGTGCGGACGCGCCCGTTCATGAGCGGCGTCGAGACGGATCGGTACAGCGGCGTGTCCTCGGTGTCCTCGACGTACTCCTGCTCGGGGTGGAACGCGCTGCCGACCTGGTTCGGGCTCGTGATCACGTCCGCTGCCGACGTGTACGACGCCGCGGCGAAGCCGTAGAGCGCGGGGTCAGCGTCGGTGTTGGCGTGAGAGAAGTCGAGGACGAACGCCCCCGTCCCGGTGATCGTGAGAATGCCGTCGTCCCCGAGCACGACAGTGAACGTCAGGCCGCCGCCGGTGGCGGCCGAGGCCGCGGTGAGCGCCGTGTCCAGCCGCACGGCGAGGTCGTCGGCGGACCCGTCGCCGCGCCAGAAGAATGTGCCGGCGGCGACGTCGGCCTCCGTCGCCCCTCCGCCGTCGGAGTACCGGATCTCGTCATTCGTCGAGTCGATGACCGCGGGCCAGCGGAACTGCGGGGTAGTGCCGGCGCCGGGCATCAGCGGGCCATCCCGGCGCGGCTGGCGCGGACAATGCTGCGTTGGGCTTGCTGGCCGGCGCGGCGCTGGGCGATACGTGATGGCTGGCGACGAGCGGAACGGCCGATGAGTCCACCGGCGATGGCGATGGCGGCGCCGACGATGGGACCAGCCGTAGCGGACAGGCGTGCCATGGCGATCTCGGCGAGCATCTGCGTGATCGCCTGCGTGATCATGATCATGGACGCTTCGGCGTCGCCCGCGGCGCCCGCCATCTGCCCGGCGAGCGTGACGAATGACCGGGCAATGCGCTGGTTGACGTTGTCGACCTCCTGCGCCGCCTGGGCGAGCGGGCCACCGGCGGCGCCGGCAGCGAGCGGACCAGCCGCGCCGCCGAGCGTGGGCGCGGCCAACTGGAAGCCGCCGGGGATGCCGCCGACTTGCGCGGCACCGAAGCCGAAGCCCTGCGCGCCGGCGCCGAGCGACAGTTGCCCGCCCGTGAGCGCTCCGCGTCCAATGCCCCGCCCCGCGCCGAACGCCCCGCCGAGTTGCGCCCCCATCTGGCGGCGGCCCAGCGCAGCGACGTCGGGCACCGCTCCAAGCGCGGGCATCCCCAGGGCGACCTGACCCCGACGCAGCGCGTTGAGCACCGCCTGGGCTCCCTTGAGCGCTGCGGTGTGCTGCTTCTGTGCCTTGGCGGCCCGCTCCGCAGCCAAAGCGGTCTTGTCCTGGATGCGGTTGAACATGTCGAGCGATGAGGCCGCCAGGCGATACTTCTCAGCGTTGCGATCCAGGCCGAATGCCTGGCCCTTTAGCGCTTCGTTGGCGTCTTCGGTGGCCCGGAACTGCTTCGTCCGAAGTGCCTTGCTGAACTCCTCCGACTGCCGACGAGCGTCGATCAGCATCTTCGAGACGATGGCGAGCGCCCGTGCTTTCGACAGGCCCTGCACCCGAGCATCTCGGAACGCTTCGGCCATCTCGTTCGTGACCCCAGCGGTTTCGCCGAACCGATCCCGGAGATCGGTCATCGCCCCGCGACGACGGGGCACCGTCGCCAGGAGGACACGCAGGAACCCGCCTTGCTTGAACAGGGCCGTATTCAGCCGGTCGGCGCCCTTCGTCGAGGCGTTTGCCATCGCAGCGCCGAGGCGCTCCCAGGCTCCCGCCAGATCCTTCACGGGTGGTTTCGACGCGCCGACGCGCTTGTCGAGTTCGGACAGCACGCGGGCGGTGATCGCAGCGCGTCGCTCAACGTCGTTCAGCGTCTTCGCCGTCTTGCCGATCTGCGCCGCGTAGTCGGCGAACGCGCGATTCTGATCCAGCTTAAAACCGAGTTCGTCGATGAGTTCGGTCTCGGCCTTGCCAGCGCCGAGGATCAGCCGGTTGAGGGCGTCCGTCGCCTCGATGCCGACGCGTCTCGCCATCACGGCGGCACCGCGGGCCAGCTTGGCGAAAGCGGCATCGGTCAGGTTCAGTTGGAACGCGGTGGCTCGCGACCGGGCCAGCATCAGGTCGTAGTCGGCGATGAGGCCGCGGGTCGACGCCCGCGCCTGGTCGATTGACAGCGCCTGGGCGCGGAACGACAGGACGACGCGCGTCTGCTTCGCGGCCTCGTCCATGCCGCGCTTGAGTGTGAACGCGGCGGCGGCGGCGGCGGCGAGGTGCCAGCGAAAGGATGATAGTGTCGACGCGAGTTTCGCCGTGGAGGCTTGCGTCTTCTTCGCCGATGCGTTCACGTTGTCCAGCGATTTGCTGAACTTGTCCTCGCCGACGATGCGGACCTTGAGCGTGCGGCTGGTCGTGCGACCCATCTACCGCGCCCTCACGCCGCTGCGACGCGCCGCGGCCCGTGCCGGCTCACGCTGCGCCTCCTCGATCCGGGCGCACTCGTCCGACAGCACCTCCATGGCTCGGAGGTCCCGGTTGTCCATCGCCCCGACGCCGCCGCCGGACCAGTCACGCTCCGAGCGGAAGTGCGAGAACGGGCGCAGGTACGCCATCAGGTCCGGCGGCACCAGGTTGACGGGACAGTCGAAGAAGTCCCGCCGCTCGCCGCTGGGTAGCGTGAGCACGAACGCCGGGCGCTCCGGGCGCTCCGGGCGCTCGCAGCCATGCAGCGAGCAGCCGCGCTCACGCTGACGCCCCTCCGGACACGTCTCGCAGTCGTACTGCTTCCCCCGGTCGCTGAAGATCCCCGCTGCCAGGCGTAGAAGCGTCTCGCTCCTCCTCCTCGTCGAGGTCGCTGTCCTCCTGGACGGCGACGGACAACTCCGCGGCCCAGCGGTAGGGCAGCCGGCCGACGAAGGCGCGACGGTCGTCGATGGGGGCAGCGTGCCCGGGGTACGGCAGCGCCTTGCCGCCGGCAGTCAGCCCCTCGACGCCTCGCAGACAGCGAGCGAGCAGCGACAGCCCGAACTCCTCGCCGTCGAACGTCTCGCCACCGTCCGCCGCTTTCGCTGCGCGCGCTCCGGCCCGCCGCGCCTGTAGGATGTCGTCCGCCGTCGGGTTGGCGTAGATCCAGCGGGTCGGAGCGTCGGAGCCGCGCTCGTGCTCCAGCGTGTAGACGTGGTCATCTCGGATGTCGGCCATGTCGCCTCCCTACGTCGCCACGATGGTGAACTCGTCGTCGGCCGTGCCGGCAAGGCTCATACCGGACGAGCCGAGGCCGCGGCACGTCACGCGGTGGCCCAGCAGCCCGTCATCGAACACGATGTCTTCGATGTCCTCGACGACGAGCCGCGACAGCGTGATGACGTGTTCGTTGCCGGCGGTGCCGCTGCCAAGCGTGATCGTGGCCGAGGCCGAGGCCGTCTTCGGCGACGCCTGCCAGCGCGCCCACCAGTCGTCCGAGCCGCCGTCGACCTTCTGTTCGACCTCGATCACGACCTCGATCCCGGGATCGTCGGCGGGGCCGCGCCCCACGACGGTACCGGCCACGACGCCGAAGCCGCCGACGGTCTGCGACGAGCGCAGCACGATCTGGTTGCGGAGGTCGATGGTGACGAGCCGGCAGTGCCCGAACGTCGGCGCCGAAGGGCCCTCGCTGAACGGCTGGAAGCCGGTCTCCACGACCAGCGGCGGCTCCACGTCGGTCGAGTAGTCCGGAGTCGTCAGCGCGCGAGCGGCGACGTCCGTCCACAGGCCGGCGAAGGACCAGTCGACGAAGCCCGGCGCCCCGGGATCGAACGTGAACACCGGGTTACCCACGGCGCCCAGCATGATCTTCGCCTTGCCGTCCTGCTCGCCCTCGATAGCCACAGTCTTGAAGTCCGCGGGGTCCGAGATCGGCGCGTACGTCCAGGTGTCCCCGGCGTCGTCGTAGCTCGCGCTCATCCCACAGGCGCGCAGGAATGCGTCGTACTCTGGGACGATGCTGACGTCCGTGTAGTCCGCCGCGGTGCCCCGGAACTCCGTCCGACAGGTGAACGTCTGCGACCGCCGACCGAGGATGGATGACCGCATCGCCGTGAGTGTCGGCGACAGGATCGCCCGACCGTAGCGGTCGAACTCCTTGCCCCATTCGGGACCGTAGACGATCTGGGCGTCGGTCGCTGCGTGGGTCGGGTCGTCGCCGATGGTCGCCTCGACCTTGGCGAGCACTACCTGGCGTCTGTCGAGCGGCATGTCGGGGCTCCTTCCTTCGCGGGTCTGCTCCCGGGCCGCCGGCTGGGGGTGGTGCTACCCCTTGCCGGCCCCCGTCTTCGTCTTGCGCTTCGGCTTCGGCGTGTCCACCCTCACGAGCAGGTGCCCGCGCCGACGCCAGACGCCCTCGGTCGGCTCGCCGTCGACGGCCGGGTCGATGGTCTGGGGCTCGTCAGCCATCGTGCCTCATGCCGTGTACTGCAACCGCTCGCGGGCGAGCAGCCGGATGTCGACGTAGTGCACGAGCACGCCGCGGATGACCCGGTGCTCGAACGTCTCCACGCTCGCCGGGTCGCTATTCATGGCCGTGCTCGTCAGCGTGATGTTCTGCCGCAACTCCGTCCGCACATTCTCCACCGCGGTGCGGAACGTGACCTCTGAAGTCATCGACGTGCCGCTGCCCGGGTCGTCCACCGAGTACACCCCGATGATCACGATCTCGTGCTCCGCGACGTTCAGGTTGCGATGCCCCTCGACCTCCTCGGCCGTGCCACCGTAGGACACCATCCAGCCGTGGAGCACGTTGTTCGCCGCGTCCTCGAACAGGGACCGGAACGTCGCCTCGTCGGTGGCGTGCCGGATCCCGTCGTGGACCTGGGACGCGGATACGCCGGTCGCCGCAGCCACCAGCGTGCGCACCGCGTCGATGATCGTGTTGACGGGCATCGCTAGCCGCCATGCGCCTCCCGCGCCATCACCGAGAACGTCAGCGTGCCCGCGGCGATGGTGACGTCCCAGCGCACGCGGATGTTCGCCCCGGCGGGCGGCGTGTCGAGCGCCGTGGTGTCCAGGGTCCCGGCGGTGGACAGCACGTCCGAGTTCGCCAGCGGATACCACTGCGAGTCGTCGGGATCCTCGTACTCGTAGTAGAGCACCACGGAGTTGCCGGCGTCGCCGGTCGCGCTGACCCGTTCCTGGAAGTAGACGCGATCACACGGCCCGATCAGGAAGGACCCAGACTGCGAGTCCGAGTTCCGGGCGGTCAGCGCCGCCATCGTATGCTTGACGCCTACGCGCATGGGGTACATGGCTATCTCCTGCCCAGGTTGGCTAGGCGCTTGGTCACGCGGTCTGCGGCCTTGCCGATGGCGGCGTCGGCGCGGGCCTCCGCCTTGTCGACGGCCGGGCCGAGGAACGACTGTGGCGGTCGGCCAGTCGTCGGGATCCCGCGCTTGCGGATGGCGGCCGAGAAGTGGACCGCCGCCACCTGCGAGTCCTCGGCAGTGAGCCCGCGCTTGCGCTGGAACCACAGCGCCACGGCGGCAAGGCCGCGCTTGTTCAGCCCGGGGTGAGCGCCGGGGCGCACGCCGAACTCCACCGCGGTGCCGTACTCCTGCGGAGTCCCGATCTCCACGACCTTGCCCGGGAACGTGCCCGACGACGTGCGCGTGATCGATGACTTCAACGCGCCGGTGTCGACCGGAACGCCCAGCGCGGCGTTGGCGTGGATGTCCTCACCGATCTCGTCCATGGCGGCGCCCATCTCCTGCCGCACGATGTCGGCGCCCTGGGCGTCGAGCGAGTCCATGAAGGTGACGACCTCGGAGAAGTCGAGATGGATATCGAGGCCCATCAGGTGATGTCCCGGCCGTGGAACAGGCGCTGCTCGCCCCACGGCAGCGCGGGATCGACGTCGAGGTACGCCACCGCGGCGACGTCGCCTGCGCCGGTGTCCGCTCCCGCCTTCCCGAGCCCCATGTGGGTACGGTACGACCGCAGGTAGCGGTCCGCCGCCGCGGAGTACCGCGCCGAGGCGCCGCCGTAGTCCACGGCATCAGCCCCGATGGTCGAGTCCTGGGACTCCAGGGTCCGAGCGCCGAGCTGCCGCAGCGCGATGGCAGCAGCGAGATCGGCCACGGCGTAGTCGTCCGTCGGCCGGATCGTCGACGTGCTGCCGTCGACGGTGTGCCGAGCCGAGAACGTGACGATGAACGTCTCCGCGCTGTCCGGCGTGTGCGCCAGGAAGCGGATCCGCTCGCCCGTCGAGGCGTCGTTGTACAGCGTGTAGCGGTCGCCCTCCAGGATCGACGGACGCTGCTCGCCTGCGGGGTACTCGATCTGTATCAGCATCGAGAAATCGGTCTCCCAGCCCGCGGGCGTGGCGTAGTCGTAGCCGCCGTCCCCGCTCGTCGACACCACGAGCACCCGCGCCCGCACCCGTTCGTAGGCCTCGACCGCGGCGGTGACGGCGGAGTCGACCTGCGCGCTCGTCAGGAAGCCCGCGGCGTCACGGATCCGGTCGTCGGTCCACCCGTTGAAGTCGGCGAGCGAGTCGGCCATGGGCTACCGCCCAGCCGTCTAGCGGGCGCGGTAGGTGACGAAGAAGGACAGCACGCCCAGCGCAACGGCGCCGCCGTCGCCGATCTCCTCGTACTCGACGGACAGGAACGCGTCTTCGTCCAGGTCGAACGCCGTGCTGATGATGTTCTCCACCGTGTCGGCCGAGGCGTCGACGGCCAGGGTGAAGTCCTTGTTCCCGCGCTCCGTCGGCGTGGCGAACGCGGACGTCCGGCTGTCGACGTTGACGTGGTGCGTGTTCGTGTCCGCGCCGGTGATGGCGATGTCGTAGTGGACCTGGACCTCCAGGATCCGGCAGTCGAACGGCGCCTTGAAGATGGCATAGCTGTTCGTCGCGTCCGAAGCGGCGTGCACCGGCAGCGGGCCGGACGGGTGCACCCACTGCCCGAGGAGGTCGACGTTTCGCGTGCTCATGTGCTCTCTCCTGTGGGCGGGCGCCCCCGGGGATGTCAGGTCCCCGGGGCGCGCGCTCGGTTGTCGCTACGGCACCTGGCGGTAGAACGCCCGCCAGTCCAGGACCGTGAAGCCCCAGATGTGCCGCACCTTATACGTGATCTTGTCGGCGGTGAACACGGAGCCCACCGTCGGCTGATCCTGTGTGAACAGCTCCGGCTCCTGCCGCCCGTTGAGGAAGCCGACCTCGACCGTCGGGATGTTGCCGGGGTCCGCGACCAGGAACCAGGCGTCGTCGTCCGTCAGCACGTCGTAGACGATGGGCACGAGGTTGCGGATCCAGCCGAGGTTGGGCACCGTCGCGTTGGCGTCCGCCGGCATCGCCGCCGTGGCGTCCGGCTCCATGATGCCCATGCGCGAGGACGTGAACACCTCGGCCTGGTCCGCCAGTTCGTTCGGGACGATGATGAACTTCGGCTGGTTCATCTCGCCCAGGATCTCGGAGGTGTCGCCGTATGCCGTCTGGGAGCGCATCGCGTTCTTCGCGTCCCGCAGCGCGGCGCCGCTCAGCGCCGCGGTGCCGGTGTTGCTGTGGTCGGCGTGGTACAGCGCCGTCGAGTCCTCGTTCATCGTCGGGTTGTCCGTCGTGACGAGATCCATGATGTCGCGGAGCAGCGTCTGCGACGCGGCCCGGCCGAGCGCCCTGGGGACGCGCCGCAACGCGCCGACGTCGTCTCCCAGCAGCGTCTCCATCGTCACGTCCTCCGTGCCGCCGAACTTGCCGATGGTGTACGTCTCCTCGGCGTCGGCGGGGCTCGTCAGCGGGAGGTAGTTCGCCCCCTGCGCCACGGCCGGCAGCGTGCCGTAGCCGCCCATCGCGGGCCGCCGCTGCGTGCGGAAGTCGGACACCGAGGCGAACTCCGAGACGATGAGCCGCCACATCTGCAGGGAGGCGAGGTTGTACTCCGCCCGCATCTTGCGGGTGACCGAATCGCCGAGGATCTGGGCGAAGGTCGACGTGATGATCGACTCCTCGACGCGGCGGTAGCCGTCGCCCAGGTCGATGGCCTCGGCCGCGCCGTTCCAGGCGCCGTTGTAGTTCGGCGGCACGTAGCCCTGGCCCAGTCCGAGCACCTCCTCGACGCTGATGTTCGAGCCGAGGCTCTTGCCCGTGATCTGGAGCACCGCCTCCCGGATGGAGCGGAACGGCTGGATGGGCTTGCCGCCGTTGGCCGGCTTTACCGCCTTGCCCGCGAGCATGCCGTCCATGCCGGCCTGGAGGTTGTCGAGCCGGTCCGCCCCAGCGGTGGCCTCCCGTGCCTCGCCCTGGCCCGTGACCTCGGGCGCGGCGCCGGCCTCGGCCAGCAGCTCCCGCATCCCGGTGATCGCGGCGTCCGTCGCCTCGGTCGCGGCCTGGACGGACTCGAACGTCTGGCCCCGGAGCCGGTCCCGCAGCCCGCCGAGCGCCCTGGCCTTCAGGCCGGAGGCGGCGAGCCGGTCGGTGATGGCCTCGCGCACGTCGAGCATCAGGGCGATGTCGGTCTGCGGGGGCTCGGCGGCGGGCGTGGAGACGGCCTCGGCCGCCGGCACCTCGGGCGCGGTCTCGGCGGCGGCCAGCTTGACGGCCTCGATCTCGGCGTCGAACGCCGCGGTCAGCACCTCGGCGTCGGCGCCCTCGGCCTCGCTCGCCTGGACCCAGCGGTCCTGGATGTGCTTAGCGGCAGCGGTGTTGAGCCCCGCGGCGGCCAGCGCCTCGGTGACGTGGGTGACGAACGTGTCCATGGGGTCTCCCTCGATGGCTGCCACCGCCCGGAGGAGTTCTCCCCCGGCGGCTGGTTGACTCACTGCGTCCAGAGCCGGATGCGGCCCGAACGCGATCACGTTGTTGTCCGCGTCGACACGGATCTTGGCGTCGATACTGAAGCCGAGCATGCGCCCCGCGGTCTCGCGGCCGAGCTGCCACGCCCCGCGCAGCAACTCCCGCATCCACGGAGCCGCGACCTTGTACGTCCCGAACAGGCCGGCGCGCCCGTCCCGCTCCTCGTAGCGCACGCCCTCGACGACACCGACGAGGTTTCGGGCGATGCCGCCGCCGTCGCCCAACTTCGCCCGCTGCGCGGGCGTCAGGTGAGCGAACCAGTCCCGGCGCAGTTCGTTGGCGAAGACGCGGACGCCCTCGAAGACCTCGACGGCCGACCGCAGCGCGCTGCGCGTGTAGTTGAAGTCCCGCGGGGCAGCGTTGCGGCTGCGCCCCTCCCGGATGATCGCGATCTCCCACTCGCTGCCAGACGGCGACGCCTCGGCGACGAGGACAAGCTCGACGGCCTCGGCGGCGTCATGCTCCGTGCCGGCGGGCGCGGGGTCGGCTTCGGCTTCTGTGGCTCGGAACCAGCGCGTCGGGCCGACGTCGTCCAGGCGGGACCTCCGGGGCGCGTGTCAAAATTGACACGCGTCTGCATTGTCACATCAAGTCGGTCGCGTTTGTCAAGTCCCGTCGTCTGGGAGTGACGGGGCGCCCTCCCATTCGGGCATCTTGCCGATCAGGACGCAGCGGCAGTTGATGACCTCGCGGGCGGGGCCGGCGATGTCGCCGGGCTGCCGCAGCCGGGCGGTGCCGACGCTGAACAACTCGCCCTTAGCGCGCGCCTGGCCGTGGGCGGCGCGATGCGTCGTCCGGGTGCGGTGGTCCCGGGCCGCCACCCACTGCTGACGCATCTCCGGGATCGTCTCGGCGAGGTCGTCGAGACGCTGCTTTCCCGCGTAGTTGAACGTCCGGTTTAGCTCCGTCCGCACGATGGTCTCCGCCCGCGCCGACGGTCCGACGTAGCGCCGCCGGATGATGCGACGATTCGCAGCGTCATAGACCGGCTGCCGGATGCCTGGGACGCGTTGCGCCACCCGATGAATCGCCTCCGCGGGACGCTGCACGCCGAGGGCCGCGGCGCGCACCTCGCGGCTGATCGCGAGTTTGACGTCATCGGCGACGCGCCGCACCTGCTCCGCCGTCGCCACTCGAAGCGCGCCGACGGCGCTGCGGTCCACGAGCAGCACGCCCCGGGGCGCGCCGGCCGCCATGGCAAACTCCCGCGTCAACTCCTCGCCGAGTCCCCACGCCTCGTTAAGTCCGCCGCCAATGATCCCCGACGACGCCGCGGCCCACGACGACAGCGCCACGTCCACCTGCGACAGCAGCGCCGGTAGGTGAAACGCCGTCCACGACCCCGACGGCACCGCCGACAGCATCGTCAGGAGATCCCGCCGCAGCATCCGCACCTGGACGGCCACGGCACGCACCGACCCCGCCTCCAGGCGGTCGAGTTGTCGCAGGATCGCCGCCGCCTCCGCCCGGAACCGGCGTTCCGCGTCCGTCGTGCGCTCGGCCGCCCGAACGATCACGCCTCGGCCGCGCCATTCGTCGCGCCGATGCCCGCCATCGCCATCGCCTGCCGCGCCAGCGCCTGCTCCATCTCGCCGAGGTCGTCCGGGGCCGCGACCTCGTCGTCGGCTTGCGTGTCCGACGGCATCCCGAGCTGTCCTAGCACGAGGTTGAACACGGCGCCGGCCTTGCGCTGCGGGATCCACCCCTGCGCCACGGCCTCGCCGAGCGACAGCGCCAGGGACTGCAGCGCCGCGGAGACGCGGTCCGTGTCCGCCGCCCAGATCGTCGGCAGCATGACGTCGAAACTGCGATCCGACGCCTCGCCGATGAGCCCGGCGGCGGCGCCTTCGTCGAGCACGAACTCGATCATCTCCTCGACGTGACCGCGAGCCCAGCCCTGCAACGCCTTGAACCCCTTGACGACGGGAACCGACGCGTCGGAAGCCGTCGCCCGGTTTGAGTCACCCGGCTCCGATAGCCAGTGCGGCGGGATGCCGGCGCCGAGGCCGATGTAGCCCTTGAGCACCCGGCTGATCTGCTGCGTGTCGGCACCTTCGAGTTCTGGCTTGAGCACCTTCCACTCGACGCGCTCGTTGTGCGCCCGGATCATGCCGGGTCGCGTCTTCGGGAGCTTGCGCAGAAACTCCTTGAGCTGCTTCGCGTTGGCGCCGCGGACGAGCACGTCGTACACCAGGAAGTTCTGCAACTGCACCCGGTCGACCGTCGACAGCATGAAGGTGTCTAACGCGGCGAGCCAGTCCAGTTCGGCGAGGAGAAACGACGTGCCCCGCGACGCGTTCGGCGGCCGTCCATACGCCCAGTAGACCGCCTCGCCGTCGCGCCGCTGCATATCATCGTGCCAGCGCACGGCCTTGTAGGTCTGGCCGCCGATGCCCGCAGTCTCACGCACGGAGATCGACTGCACGACTTCGGCGTTGTCGGCGTCGAGGTTTACGGCGTTGATGCTGTTCGGGTCGATGTAGCCCAGCCGGACGCGCCCAGCCGACCCCTTGAAGACGGGGCGGAGCTGCTCGCCGAAGACCAGCAGCCAGCGGAAGCCCTCGGGGAAGCGCCTGCGCCACCGCATCGCGGGGTCGTCCCAGAATCGGTCAATGACCCGCTGCGTGTCGGGATCGTCGGCGAGGATCGTCACCTCGTCACCTACGACGTAGTCAACGGCGAGGTTGATGATGCGGCGCGCCAGCGGGTTCGTCTTGTACAGGTAGAACGCGGTCTCGCCGGACTGCGCCTGCTTGTGTGGCGGCAGCGCCCGGTCGACGCGTCCCGCCCGTCGCCATAGGTGCTCGTCTGGATCGATGCCCTGCGACGAGATCGGCGAGAACGCCTCCGCTGCCTCGATCTCCTGTGTCAACGCGGCACCACCGATGCCCCGAGCCAACCACGTTCGCAGTCCCATCAGTTCGCCTCCTCGCTGTCGTGTTGCGGCTGGCCGCCGAACAGCCCGCGCTGGTACGACGGGGCCCCGCCGCCGAGCGTGCCGCCG